AATAATCGTCTGTAGCATATCCGTATTGTGTTTTTTCTCCCCAAATATCTTTAGCGCCGTTAGTAGAGCTTGTAAACCATTCGCTAACATTTTCATCCATTATGTGGCTAAGCATAACATAAGAATCATCAAAATCTACATTGCCGCTGTTATTAACTTCACCTAATAGGTATTGTAAAGCATGAGTAAATGTATTTGCTGATCCACCCGGACTGCTGCCAGCACCAATAGCTTCTTTAAATACTAAAAAAACATCAGTAACAGTAACTACATCATCTAACCAATCCGAAGCTAATTCATTATCGACGGTTATATTAATATCGTATTTAACATCGTTTTCTAAACCAGTTACAATAGCTTGTGAGTTAGCATCAAAATTACCACTCGTTACACTATTATTATTACTTAATATATCGTATTTGTAATGTGTTGGTTTGTCATTCTCGGTTTTAAGATTTATGGTAACACTGCCGGCATCCCCACCTTCAACATCAGATAATGTTATTTTTTGTTGCATTGCATCAACATCATATTTTGTCGATGTTGAATTATCCTCAGCTCTCATCCAGTTAAGATGTGTTACATTATTATAATTACTATAATTAGTATTGATCTTATCTTTAATTTTAAAATCAACTTCAATTAAAGTATTGTTATATGTTATACCCACACCATCTTGAATTGTTATTCTTTCAACAGACCAATCATTATCTGTAGGGTAAGAGTCAGTATCTCCTTGTACTTGTGATCTATTAAACCAACCGTGTAAATACTGAGCTGAAAGATTATCCTCATCATAAGTACTTAAAACTTTATACTTATAACCATCCCAATGCGTTAATGAAGTTTGTGCATTTGTATTTGCTGAGTTATCTGCTACTTTAAATCTGTGCACAATTTTTTGTAACAATTTGTTATTATACTCATAATCAAATATATACAAGTTAGGTTCAACGTTATTTGTAACCTGTATTGTATTAAACTTTATTGTTATAGTGTCACCAACAGCAAAATCTTCGGCGTTTGTATAACTGTGATCAAGTTTTAAATCTTGCGCTAAACAGAATAATGGTAATAATAAAAACAATAGTTTTCTCATAGTTTTAATTTCTTAATAATGTTTTCTGAAAGTTTTTTTAATGCAACGCTTACACTATTTTGTGTAAATTTACCTTGTTCATTTAATAGAATTAAAGAAGTTGTAATGTCTTTTGATGTTCCTTTTACTTTTACTTTTTTCTTTTTGTATTTAGCAATAGCAATTATTTCGGTTTGACTCGATGATTTGCTATACAATGCAATATTTGATTGTGTTCTTTTTACGTCAAAATAAATTAGCTCAACATCTAAAACATTTTCACTTCTATCATTTAAGTTATAATCTTGATCCTGAACCACTTCCTCTAATATGTTTTTCAAACCAAAGCCAACGTTCCTATTGCCGACCAAAGGACCAGTTTGAATTGAATTTTTTATATCGTTTATTTTAATATCTTGTGCAGATATTACAATGCAAAATAATAAACTACTTATTATCTTTATTCCTTTTACGTACTTCATACCATCTTTGAACAGTAAAGCCTATCGAAACTAATAGTAATATTATTTTAAGTATATCTTCCACCGAAGTCATTGAAACTGTGAATGCTGATGTATTCAATGCTAACACTTTTAAATCTTGAGTATCCATTTATTTTTTTCTTTTAACTGATTTGACCCTTCTTGGTTTTCCTTTTGGTTGTCCTAAGCTTTTCTTTTCTCTGATTTTTTTAGCTTTTTCGGATGAAGACATTTCGCTTGCAGTCTTTGGGGTTTTACTTGATACTCTTTTACTTGGTCTACAATATGGTACGCCTCTGCCATCGCCTTTCTTACGACCGCAGGCTTTTCCTGTTCTAACGTCAACCCATTTTTCTTTGAACCAACGTTTAAGTGATGCACCTTTTTTGGTTTTTCTAACAGCCATTACTTTTTACTTTTGTTTCCCCAATTGCTAGCGCCTTTTTTTCTGCACTTTGCTATAGCCCCACTTGCGTAAGCGGATGGAAATACTTTGTATCTTGCTTTGACTTTTTTGTAACACGCATCTTTTGGCATAATTATTTATTTTTTAGTTTTTTTATTTCTTTTCTTATAAAAGCGTTCTTTTCTTTTGTTGATAATCTTTTATATTTTTTATAAGCATCCATATCTTCACTGGCTAATTTTCTTAATATTTCTTTTTTTAAACGAGATGTTTCTTTTCTTGTTTCTGCAGCTTTAATTTTACCTTCTTCTTTTCTTTTCTTTTTAACTGTAGTTTTTATTAGCTCATGCTCTTCATTCTTAGCGTTTACATCCCACGTTCTCCAACCAAGCGCAAGAGCAATTCTTTGAGCCGCAGTATTTCTATTATCTAAAGCTTCTGTTATTCCTCTTATTTCTGCAATAGCTCTATCAAGCGGAATGTTCAAACCAGCAGATAGTAAATTACCAATAATCTCGTATCCAGGGCTATCGAGGGCGACACCTCTTGCGCTAATAACATCTTTATCAAAATTCTTAGTTTGTATTGCTCCATAAACTTTTCTAAGCTTTGAGCCGATTGGAGGCGATACATTTGCTAACTGTAAAAGAGTATAAGTGTGATCTGCCATAAATGAACCTTTCTTTTCTTGTCTATAATATTCATTAATAGTATTTTTTAATGTTGATATTACAGCGCCAGCTAATCCACTACCCCTTAATATAGAGTCAACCATACTATTTAAAATTCTTTCTTGTTTTGTATCAATAACTTTTTGGAATTTTTCTTCGTCTTCATCGTCTGGATCAAATTCAGGTAGCAAAGCAAAAAGCGCTTGTTGTAATGAAGAAAATATTAAATTCTGTACAAATCCATAGTAAATTATTTTACTAATATTTGTTTTAGGATCACCCCTTCTATTAATTAAATCTTGTCCAGCCTTCTTCATTAATCGAGTGTACTGCATTGGGGTGTTTTGAAATGCTAGTATTAATCTACCAAGATGACTTGATTGTTGTTTAGATATTAGCATAGGATCTCCAGACTGCTGTGTCTCATCTGATATTGCGCTAAAGTCTTCAAACGCTTTTGCTTCAGCGTCCGCTTTTGACATACCTTGCTTAACATAAGTATTTGTTCTGTTTATTAAGAATGTAGCGCCCCCAGTTGCAATAGCCATACTATCCGCTATTTGTGTTGGTGTAAAACCAATTTTTAATAAATAAGAAACCGCCGCGCTATATTTATCTTTAGCGTTTTTAGCTTGGTTGGCTATCTCCTGCTCTTGCACATCCGATTTTAAGCCTCCTCTTCTTTGCTTTAATTTATCAGAATTAAATATTTTTGTCCATGCTTTCCAGTAAGCCGGCTGATTTGCAAATGCTTTTGCAGCCATTAATGGATTATTATCAGACCAATTTACAAAGTTAGTAAACGATAGCATCTGTAATAAAGCTGATCTTCTGTTAAAGAACATTATGGTACCAACAGAATTATTAACCCAATCAAGCCAAGCACCAGTTAATCTATCAGGATTACCCGGTCTATTACTCCCGCTTTTCATTCTTCTTATAATATCTTCAAGAGCCTCTCTGTGTCTTGAGCCGTATAACGCTTCTATTTTATTTAAATTAGCCTCAGTAAAAATTTGATCCGCATTCGTTATAAATTCTTCAAGATAGTCTTTTCTACTAACGTTTTCTGAAAGCTCATTAAGATCTTTTAAAACACTTCCTACATCCCAAAATTCAGATGGCTCTACCCACGCATCTTTTTTAGAAATGCTTTGTAATCCCTCAGCAAACCCTTTTAAATTTTCATCGTTTTCTACAGCGGCTATTAATTTTTTTAAATCTCTTTTAGAAATACCAGGGACTTCAAAACCAGATTTATTATATAAGTAAACCCTAGTGGCTTGATCGTTTGTAAAACCTGTTCCTTCAATTTCTTTATTAAGTTTCTTTTTAATTTTAGGAAACATTTTTAACAAACCTCTATAGTCATTTTTTAAAGCTTGTCTTTGAGATTCCATAGCCGATATACCTTTTAAATAAGGCTTAACTAAGTTGTCTTCAAAAAACTTTTGATCTGCTTCACCTTGCTTTCCTTTACCAGCAAAAGTATATTGTGTTAGTCCTCTAAAATCTTCAGCTGTAGAGGGCAAAAAGAATTTATATTTTCCTTTATTAGCACCTTTCTTTCTTGCTACAACCTTAGAATATTCAGCCTCGGGTTTAACGCCTTTTTGCCTAGCAATCATTTCATTTAAGCCTTTATTTAAATCTTTAGGTGGACTTATGCTAGATTTTCTTCCAGGTTTTGAGGGCGCTTTAGCAGTTACTTTATTACCGGCATTGTAAGAATCAGCATAGTCTTGCCCAATAATTACTTTTGGATCAGCTAAAGATTGTAAAGCAAATTGTACTTTGTTTTTTGTAAAGAAACTATAATATCTTTTGTTAGGATCTGTTACACCAGGTATATATCCTACAGCCGCTGCTCTTTGAAAACCACTATCATTAATAGCTTTGTCCATTTCTATAGGTATTATAGCAACTGAGTAATCTTTTTTCAATGCTTTTAAATCTATGTCACCATCCCCTTGTACAATATTTTTATACATCAAAGCCAACACAACCCTCGCTGGCAGTGAATGTTCATATCTATACTTATTAGTATTTGTATGCGGTAAAGTTTTTGTTCTCCACAAAACAGGGGCGGCTGCCCTTAATGAGGTAGAAGTTCCTGAATTCATTGATGCCATTACCATTGCTTGTACTTCCGGTGAGGATCCTTTTAGATTTTTTATAATGTTAGTTGTAAAATCCCAAGCGGCATTAGCATTCTTTATTGATTCATCCGTGTCAAAATTATTGCCTAAGTGTTCTTTATTTATTGTAGATTGCACTTTTATATTTCTTGGCAAAACTTCGCCTTTACTATTTGTGTAAGTAGTATTAGTGAAAGAGGCTATATCATGTCCTGCTGCTTGTAATGCGGGAAGTATGTCTTCCGCTACAAATAAGTCAGCTCTAAAGTTTTCTTTTTTATCACTATAATCTTTTTTACCAATCTTATTAGAATTTTGGAAAGTTCTATTTAACAAAGCCAAAGCGGTATCAGTGTCAATACCGGTTATTGCTTTAATAACAATATCGCGAGCCTTAGAAAGATTGCTTACGCCATTTTTATCAACTCCTTGAAATATTAATTCAATTGAACCTTTAGCCCCTGTCAACCTAGCTATAGACTCATTAAAATCACTTTGCTCAAATATTTCTTCTAAAAACTGTGTTACGGTTTTATTTTCATTTTTTAATCCTTTTTTAAATTCTTCGGTTGTTTGCTTTCTAACAGACCCTAAAGAAGACATTATTTTTTTAACTATCTCATCTCTTAATTCAGCAGGAAGAGATACGCCATAAGTTTTATTGACTTCTAAAGTTATGTTTCTTTGCGTAGCGGTTGTTAAATCTAATTCAGATAAATTATTTATTAACTCATCAGACCCTAAAATAAATATCGCAGCCGTAGACTCGTCCATTGAAGATGATATTGATTTTTTTACATTTCCTCTTTCAATATCTTTTTTAAGAACTTGTATTGTATTATCAGCTAATACAGCACCTCTGATTTTTTGATTGTTTAAAAAAGCTTTTGTTAATTTACTATTAAGGTCGTTTAATTCTGTGTCAAATATTTCAAAAGCAATTTCTTCTGCCATCATTTTTGACCAAGACTCTTTTCTACCTGCCATTAATTTTTTGCCGTCAGGTAATAAATAAGACATATACTGTTCTTCAGATATTTTTTTATCTACGTTTGGCAATCTTTTTATAAGTTGCTTTCCTGAAGTGTTACCACTAGCGTCAGTAGACGTTTTAGCTCGATCTATTTCTTTGCCTTGCCAATCGCTAATATAGTTTGGTTTAAATACATAACCAACAATTTTACCTTTTTCATTTTTAATAGGAGTATCTGTAAATACTCCACCAACGGATTTTTGTACCGCAAAAGGCATCCCGGTAGCAAGCCACGTTGTAGGGGCATTTTCTAACGTAGCTTTTTTGGCTTTTAAAAAGTTTTCTTTAAGATTAGTATCCATTGTACCAACAGCGGTTTTAATGTCAATATCCGCCTGGGTGCCCATGTCTTTTTTAATTTCAGCTATAACAGGTTTTACACTTTTATTTATAGTTGTTGCAGTATCAACTGTCGATTTTAAAACTTTTAATGTTTGTAAAAGTTTATTTTCGATGCTAGTTATAACATCTGGTGAAAATATTTTACTGTCTTTTATTTTTTTAAATTTCTTAGGCTCAGGCTTTGCATTATTGTTACCTTCATCTATTTTGCTTTGTGCTCTAAAATCTTCTAGTTGCTTGTTGTCTATTTGATTTATATATAATCTACTTTCAGGGGCTTTCTTATATTCGTCTGTAAATATATCTTGCAATGAAAATTTAATTCTTTGTCCAATGTATCCCGATAAAGTACCTTTACCATTCCAAGGGTTTTTATTTAAATCTTTCAAAGTTCTTGCCACCAGATCAAATTTCATTTCTTCAAGAACATCGGGAGTAAGAGATAACCTATTTTTTATTTGGACCTCAGCCATGCCAATTAAAGCTTTACCAATAATGTTTTTACTTTTAGCTGAGTTTATATCTTCAAGCTTTATATTGCCTAAAGCTTTTTCGGATGCTGCTTGTTGAGCCTTAGATAAAGATTTTGCTTTTTTACCTTTTACTTTTTTACCCGCTCTTATTTTTGCTTTAGCTTGCCCGCTAAGTTTACCCTTTTTAATATCAGCCTGATAATCTACTATAAAGTCAAATAATTGTTCTGCTGTTTCAAATTCTTTATTAGTTCCTGGTAAAAAACCACCAAATAAGTCTTGTATAAACTTTTTTAATTCTTGTAAAAATGTTTTGTCTTTTTTAAGTTGACTTAATAGTTCTGGATTTTTAGCTATTACATCAGAAAAGGCAGTAAAATATTCATCCATATCTACATTATCAACATCAATGCCTTGTTTTCTGTACTCATCCATTCTTGCTTCAATATCCTTTAAAAGATTATTTTTCTTTAAAAGTTTTTTGAAATTATCACGTATTTGAATTTGTAGCTTTGTTGGCTTACCGTCTATAGTAAATTCTTTCTTTAATATTTTATGCAATAGCTCGTGTGACCCAACTGACCAGTTACCTGATTTTAGTGTTTGCTCAAGGTTTATATATATTTTACCGTCAGCTTCAATTATACCATCTGTATTTTTACCAAAATTGATACCTTTTTCTTTTGCTTCTTTTTCAGTTTTAAATGTTGTAACAACACCTTTACCAGCAAGCTTTGATATATTACCAAGCTGCCCTTTTACAAATTTAGCATTTGATTTTTCAAGAGCAACACTAGCAAGATTAATTCTTTGGTTGTTTAATTTTTCTAATTGATTTTCAAGCTTAGGGTCTGTTAGCCCTTTTAAATCTTTTTTTTGCTCAGATAAATCTCTTATTTGTTTATTTATATTAGCAATTTGAACATAAGCGTCAGGATCGCCGTCATATACATATCCAGGTATTTCTTTAGCGCCAATAGAGTAAGAAACATTTTGAGCGTCGTTGATTATTTTATCTGCTTGAGATTGTGTTATTTTTTTATCTTTAACAAATCTATCAAACCTTTTTTTAGCACCCTCAATATTTTTAGATACCTGTAGTAAGTCACCTATTTTATCTTTACTATAGCCAGTGTTAGCAGTTCCAATGCCACCCATTAAACCACCAGCCGCAAAAGATAATATCGATGTTTCTATAAAATCCTTTGTAGTAAAATCTGTAGCCATAAGATCTATACCGGCCGATTGATTCACTATAGGGTTAACTAATTTTCTTTCCCCAAGTTGCTGCACATTTTCTTGTACTGTTTCTCCAAGACCACCTTGAAAAAACCCTAATGCAGCTTTCCTACTCGGTATAACTTCTTTAACCGCTTTTGTAAATAAATTTTGAGTTGCCTCATATGACCCGGTTTTTTTATATTCTTCTGCTATTCTTTTAAAAACATTCTTTTTAGTGAATGCATTTTCCATTTTATCTAAAACACTTAGCCTTGGGTTGATAGGGCCAGTCGCTGCGTATAGCAACGCCATTCCTAATTGGGATTGTCTAGCAAGTTTTTCTGACGTTTCATTATCTAAACCAGCATCAATAGCCGCTCTATGTGTATTGTTGTATCCTGCGCTTGCTCCGTATAAAGATTGGAACATTATATTATCAACTTGTCTGGGATCCATACGCATGTTCACCCCAAAAGTTTCTTTAGTACTAGTAAATTTACCAGTTTTTGCATTTCTAGCCCTTGTGTTAATAGCTTTTGCTCCAGTAAATTTTCGTAATTTATTAACAGTTTTTATTCCTTGTGTAGAAGCTAAAACCCTAGCACCTCCCATACCTTTAGTGCCTGCTAATTGAAAAGCGATATTACCAAATACATTTCCGCCAACTTTAGCACCGCCTCTACCACTAAAATCCGACATTTCAGATCCGCTTTCGTCAATTTTTTTAGATATGTTCTCATATTTTTTTGCACTGAGCAAACTTGTTACATTAGTTGCATTAGTGCTGTCGTATATGTTTCCGTCTTTGTCTTTAATATAAGTAATGCCATCAATTTCTAACCCCTTACCACTAGCCATAAAGTAATCTAGATTATTAGCAGGGCTATTATTTCGCATTTGTATTCTTAAGTTTTGTGATCTTGCCCAATCATCACCTCCTGGCATTATATCTGGCATAAAACTTCCAGCCCAAATTAAAGCATCTCTACCTCCTTCAAAACCGCCTTCAACAAGACCAGATATTGCGTTATAAATAGTAACACCGGTGGCTTCTACATTGTTTCGAGATTTGTTAGCTTCGTATTTTTTTGCGGCTTTTTTTAATTCATTCTCTTTATATAAAGTTAAATTTTTAAAATTTTCTTTTTCATAATTTTCAAATTCATCCCATTTATATTGTGTAACTCTTTCTAAAAGTGGATTTTCAGAATCATAAACTTTTTCTAACGATTTTTCTAAACTTAATCCTTTAAAATCTTTTTTGTTTTTTTGTATATAATCTAAAGCTCTGTTGTAATTTAAATTCTGATCTTCGGAAAGCATATGGTTTTTAATAAATTCAGATCTATCAGATTCAGATAAAGCATTTTCCATTAAATTATCATAGACATTTGTATTGGCCCCATAAGCTGATTGCCCAAAGTAATTTTCTTCTTCGTTTTCCTGATAATATTTAGCGAATGTGCTATCTGTTTTTCCTTTTGTTTGATGCATTGCACCATTGAGTTTAGCCGCATCAACACCAATTTTATCTAATCCTTCACCATAAAGCCTTGTAACTTCTTTAGAATTCTCAGCATTATTATAAAACTTAGCATCTCCTTTGGTTCTGTTTTTTTCAAATTCAATTTCTTCCTCTAAAGTGAATTGATATAATTCAGGGTTTAAATATTTATCATTTTTTACTAATTGAGCAGCCCTGGTGTTTGCGTATTTAGTTACAAACTTTTTTTCATCTTTTCTACTTTGATAAAAATTATATTGATCTTGCCTTGATGGCTGTAGCCAGTTGTCATTTTCATCTTTTGTTGTGGAACCGGTAGAAGAGTCATAATCTTTGCCCGCTTCCCCATGCTCAAATACATTAGTGTCTTGAAAAGGCTGTACAATTTCAGGTTCCTTAACTTCAGGTGCTTCTATTGTAAAGCCTTTGCTTTTAGCATATTCGTCTACTGACATACCAGCCTCTTTTGCATAAGGGGCTATATCAGCGGAAGATACAAAACTGCCATCTGGCAAGTAGTAACCGTCTCCCATAATTTAATTTTATATATTTTGAAGTTGGAAAGTAGGGCTAACCATGAATTGATTCATCTCATCAGCGTCTGTTATTACAACTCCAGATGGAACATAAGCAACTCCATCAAATTTTTGTTCTACATAACCCTTTTGCTTAGCATCATATTTATACATCATACCATTAGCTCCTCTAATATTATCTTTCTGACCAAATCCATACCTAGGCAAATTATCTTTTTTACTTTCTGCTTTTTTCTTATTATATTCTCCTTGACCGCTTTGATGTACACTTTTTAAGTGTGTTACAATATTATTTGCAATACCAAATCTTTCATGCTCATCTGTTAATTCATCACCTACTTTATAATTAGTTCCGTACTCTTTGTTAATAGCAGCATATTCTCTTTCGTCATCTAAAATCAAATCATACCCAGCTAATAATTTATCTGTTTTCAAAGAGTTAATTGCATCTTTATCTAAATCCTTCATTAGATCTTGCCTAGTAGCATTAATTGTATCCGGTGTTAATGCTTTATTTTGAGTACCAGTTGCGTGAAAAGTGTTTGCAAAATTATTTATTTTCTTTTGCTGATCGTAAGCTTTTAATTTAAAATCATTAGCCTCTTTATTTGTTAACACGCTACCATCTGGTAATTGGTAAGCTATCTCTCCGTCTTGAATTATAGGAGTGTAATCTTTCTCAACATGTAATTTATTAAGTTGCTCCATCCTGTAAGGATCCATCGAACCGCTTATATCCTTAATGCTGTTTGCAAAATCCTCAGAAATTTGAGAGCGTTGTGTTAATGTTTCATTTGCTGTAACTGCTGTTTGTTTTAATCTAGCTATTTCACCTTGCAGTTTAATTCTAGTTTCTTGGTCAGCACCTTGCATTTGATTAGTTTTATCAACAATTTGATTTTTAACATCACCAAAATAGTCTAACAAAGGGCCCTGATCTTGCTTGCCAACTTTACCAAGGGCTGGCTGAAAGTCTAATGCTTCTTCCATTTTTGCTTTTTGTTGCTCGACTATCGCCGCTTGTGCGTTTAAAGCTTTTTCAATACCGCTAAAATCTAAATTAAATTCTGATTTTTTATAACCTCCAGACCTAGCTGATGTGTATGCTCCTTTTATTAATTGAGCACTTATTGATTGTGATTTTTTTGTAGCCATAATTAAAGGTCTTTTAGATCTATTGCCCCAGAGCCAACAGCGGCAGCAGCAGCTCCACCCATCATATCACCTAAACCACCAACTAAATCCGCTTTTGCAGCGGCTCTAGCTTCGTTTGCAGCAGTTAATCTTGATTGTGCCATACCCAACTGTGTGCCTACTTTGTCAGCTTCCATTTGTCTTGATTTTTCTTCGCCTTTTGCCACAGCTATTTGTCTTTGATTTTCACCTTGAGCAGCCATAATCTGATTTTTAGATTCTTGCTGAGCAATACTAGCAGACGCTTGTTGTGTTTGTTGTGCTTGACTGTTTGCCATTGATTGTGCTAATGCAGCAATTCCGCTACCCCCAGCGGCAGCAGCTAAACCACTCATTATATTAGCTGAATTTTGCGAAGTTTGTTGTGCTGCAAAATCAGCAGCCTGAGTATTTACTGTTAAATTTTGGTAAGGGTTTGTTATGTTAGCGTAAGGATTTGAAGTATCTAATTGGTTGTATTTTTCTTGCATTTGGCTAAGTTCTGCTTTCGCCTGTCTTTGTTCTCTTCTTCTTTTACCCCCGCCAAATAACGATCCTACGGCTTTAACCGTACCTGATAATGCTGTAGCCGCCCCTTTGACGGCCATTCCTGTTAATGGATCTGCCATATTATATTGTTTTTGTTATATTTATAATTACACGTTAACTACTTATACTAATTTCAGAACCAACAGAGTAAAGCTCTTTTGGTGTAGTTGATTCGTTTTTCATTTTTACAGTAGCGTAGTAACCTAAAACGCCAGAAGTATTAAATTTAGCATTTTTAACAAAGAACATGTAAGCATTCTCCTGTGGAACATCTAACCCATCCACCACTGTTATTGTTTTATTTGTTTTATCTATTGCGGTTATGCTACCTAAATCTTGTTTTACACTTGAAGAATCTACATAATAAAGTTTATCATTTAATTGCATTTCTTTATTTAATTCAAAATTAAAACTAAGTATTCTGTTAGAACCAGATACTATTTGTGAAGTTAAATAACCTATTCCTTGTACGTTAAAGGCTTTTGTATCTATAGTATTTTCGTTTTCTTCAATACCTGATATGTAATTAAAGTATTTGCCTTCTTTTTCAATAAACGTTGATATTTGGCCATCTTGTTTATTTGTTATTATGGAATCGCAATACCAACCTGCATCTCCTTCGTAATTTAATGTTCTAAAGTTTTTAACATTAGCAGGCGCTTCGTTTAATAAGAAAGTAACTTCCGAATCAGTTTTAGTTCCATAAAAAGTATTTGTAGCACCGTTATGATGCTCATATAAATGCCCTTGATTAAAAGTATAATACTTATTATTTAAACTTAAACCGCCTTCTGGTATAAAGCTTTTTCTGCTTACCCATCCGTTTATACTTTCTGAAAACGAAAGTGTTGTGTTCACAGATGTGGGCAAACTTAAATTATATTGACTTTTTGTAGAATCATAAGTACCGTGTACATACCCTGTTTGTGCAGAAAGATTATCTCTAAAGTAATCTTTCATTCCGTAGTTTGAAACTTCAGTTATACCGTCTGCTGATAGTCTCAATACACAGCCTCTAGCCTTATCTACAAAGTAAGATCTATAAGTAAACTCTACAAAACTTTCAGGGTTCTTAGAGATGCCGTATGAGCCAAATGTAGCTGGTATAATAGCTTGGCCGAGTACTCTATTGCTTGCAATTAATTGAGGATTGCCATCTGCATTGAATATAGCGTCTTTATTGGCTAAAATTTTAATAATTTTATCCTCACAAAAAGCTAATAAATCAGTGTCCCTACCGTATAACTTTTGTATGCTGCCATATTCAGGATTTAAGTCTTTAGTTATTTTATCTGCTATTATAAACTGATTTAATCTGTTTATAGATGTTTTTCCATTATATATTTGAGAATATATTAAGCCGTTTTTAACATTTTCCTCTTGATAGTTGTCTTCAAATACAGTAGAAACACGAACGCCTTTGCCAAGTGCGGGTGAATTGTAATCGTCTCTTATTACAAAAGATTCAACCCCGTTTTTAAAACTATAGCAGTTATGATATTCTAAAGTGTTGGAATTGCCGTAATTAGAAGCGTCAAATATTTCTTGAGTTTCATAGTATAAGTCAATGTCCACATCATCCTTAGGTTCTACTTCAAATATTGGCGGATTAATTATGTTAATACTTTTCCCTGCGTCAAAATCGTATACAGTAGCATATGTGTAACCTCTTCCGCTTGGATCACTTGATTCACTTTTAAAAGTTATATCGTAATCTAAAGGCTCTGTTAACTTTATAAAAAACAATTTAGCAGCCTGACTCCCCTGCCAAGTGCTTTTAAAAATTTTTTCTATTTTATAATATTTAGGATCAAACCATCTCCCCACGCTAGAGTTTAAACGATTATAACCGCTAAATCTTATATAATTACCTTCTTTTAACCCTTCAATAAAAGGAATTGTGCCATAATTACTAAGACCGTGTTGCCATTCTTTTTCTGATTCTAAAGCAAAATGGTAACCTTCGGATAATACTGGTTGAGGAGAAAACGTATTAAATGTGTCATTCCACCCTCCCAAAAATGGAGATAATGCTTGACCGGATGCTGTTGAGGAGTCATAACCTGCTTTACCGCCATATCTTGTGTGTAGTTGTCTATGATGATTAGCTCCTCCTCCGTCGTCTTTACCATCAAAACTTATGGTACCAATAGCATGCAAATTATCTGTATTAGTAGTATCGACTAATTCATTTAATAAATTATTTTGTGCTTGCAATTTTATAAAAAACTTTCCGTCAAATTCAGCTTTACCAGATTCATCTTTAAAATCAACAGTCTCTATACTAACGCCTGTTTTTATAGAAGGGTCATATAAAGGATCAGATGCATATTCACTGTTATCGTAAAGTACTAAAACATCATCGCCAAATTCTTCCTCAAATGTCACTTCTACATCATCATGGCCACTTGTTCCAGATTGCACTGTTTTAACAGTATAAACTTTTGTTTTAGCGTCGCCCGCAGTAAAGCGCAGCTTTTTACCGGGTATTATTTGATCCATTGCTTGACTAGAAACGCCAGTTTCGTCATTACCATAAGTAGCATCAGCATTACCAATTTGGGTATCACCGATGTTATGCATGCTTCTTATAATAACTGTGTTGTGATTCGATACAGGTGTTGCACCCGGCTCCATAAACCAAGCTCTTCCGCCAATAATAGCGAGGGATTGGCCATTATATCCATCTTTTTCGGCTTGAGTTGTTGGGGCCAAATTAAACCCTGGGCTGTCTAAATCAAATTGTCTACCAAAATGGAAGTACGTAGGAGTATAAACAGGTCTTAACGGATATGCTAAAAACTTAGGAACTGTTGTTAATTTATCTAATACTTTAAATTTAGTTTCGTCCTCACTTATATTATTCCCTGCTTTTTTCTTTAATAAAAGAATGTCATCTTCTTTAACTTTGTTTATTTCAGATGAAGGAAATGATATATAAACAGCACCCTCGTCATCTTGATAAAAACTATCTACACATAAGTTATATGTTGTAGAAGAAATTTCTTTAACAAAATATTTATAGTTAGTAAAACCACTTGGCAAACTGCCAGTTAATTTTATTTCAAATTGAGTGTTATTTTTTGCTTGACTAAAAGGAACATTTACAATACCAGATTTATCTGTAAGAACCGGTGTTTGTCTGCCGTAAGCATCCATATACACTACTCCAACTTGATAAGTCCTATTAGATTTTAAAGATAATAATTGTGGATTGCTTGAATTATATCTGTTTTTTATTTTAATATTAAAAATAGGGTTTGCAGTTGGTAAATTAAATTGATGCGTGTAATTAGCATATATAATTCTATTAGCAGATATTTCTTGAGATTTTGCTTTTTTAGGTACACTATCAAATAATCTTAACAATTGATTTGCCTCAACTGTTTTAAATATTTGTTCATTTTTAATTTCAAAAGTTGTGGGTAACGAACTGCCCTTAAGTGTTTCTACTATGTATACACTCGCACTTACGGAATCTTTATATAGTACATCGATTTCTGTAACATCTGAACTTATATTGTGATTTAAATTAGCAATAGTAAGACTTCTTACATTGTTAGTCATTGCTAGATTATAGCCATTTTTTGAATCGTATTCAAAATTATCACCCATTTTGGTTGGGTCTGGTAAAAAGGCTGCTTTTGAAAATGGTGCAACGCAACTGTATTGTCCGTTTGTATATTTGTATCTGTATGAAAATAAAGGAAACTTTAATTCAAACAAAGGATCGTCCTCTTCTAGTAGTGCTGTAAATTGTACAGTAGAACCGGGAACAGTTTCGCTTATTGTTAAAATTTCAGCATTTGAAAAAGTTGTTGCGCTAGAAGTATAGTTGTCCGGCAACAATATTCTTGCTTCAATTTTTATAATATTTCCAGAAGCTGCTTCTATAAAGTCATGCTTTAATACAATTATTTCTCCTGCGGCATAGTTTGGAGCTGCTGAAAAAGTACCCGATATAAGGAATCCAGAGTCTCTGGAATTTTCAAGAATAGCACCTGAACTTGTTTTTGATAAATCTAAATTAATAGTTATTGCACTGCCCCCAATTGTTCCTGCTCCTCCTTTTGTAGAGCTACTCATAATTAAAGCCGGCGCTTGCAAAGGTGATTTTTTAATTATTGTAATCCTTTGTTCTGATAAGCCAGTTGTTACTGTATTAAAATTAGCTGTTTGAGTTTTCCAATACGCTATATCAATTTGTTTAGGCTCATTTAAATCATCTGTAAAATATAACGTTCCGTCTAATATATTTATACCTGTAATTAAATTTGAACTATTGAAGTTTAATACAGACCCTGTATCAACAATAACAGCTGACACTGATCCTAAGGCTTGGTTATATTCTGCTATAATATCTTTAGATGCAGAGGTTATTAGCCAATATATTTTATTATTTTCCGTGTCCGCTACACTACCAATACATACCGCTGAATCTAAATTTATAGAATCTATAATAGTATTACCCTTAATGTTTTTTAACGCACCTACGTCACTATTACTTGAGTAATCGACGTCCACGTTTAATGCATCTCTATATTCACCATTAGGAACTAATCTTTCATCAAGGTCTTTATTCATTTTGCCCTTGAGGAAAGCGTTTTTAATTTCAGGCATATTCTAGTGTTTTATCTGTTTGGATTTACCTCTTAAAGCTTGTGAGAGTTCACTAAGTTTAATGTTTGATAACCTTAATTTTGCTTTTCTGACTGAAGCAAATTTATCTTTTCTGTATCTCATTACTAGATACTCGGGTGTGTTTATTTTAGTTTCTAAAATATAATATGCTATACATTTATACATTGCTTCTTCAGCTAACTTGTGTATTTTCATTTCAGCATCAGTGGCTAGGCCGTCTGTTATATATTTTAAAGTTACAGTTTTATCTGTTAAGTTACCAGAAAAATGTATTCTTGATTTTATAGGATCAATATAAAAAGATCCATTTGAATTCATATTTTCAGGGCTAGACCCATATCTTTTGCCGTCTAATGTTTCTGTTAAGTAAAAATCATTAACAGCATCAGATCCTGTATTTTGGCTTTTAAACTTTTTCCATGTTTCAGATTCATTCGCTTTTAATAAGTTACCATCTGAATCAAATGTAAAGTTATACTGATCGTCTTGTATAATAGCTTCTGGATTACTTGTTTGTGATGCTGGAATTAAAACATGTTCAGCACCATTCACATCAACCCAACTTACTTTCACGTAGTTAACGTAATCCTGTGGTAACGCCATTACTAATGTAGGCGGTATATCTATTTCTTTAGATTTTTCAGATTTTAGGGTATCGTAGCTAAGCTCTTGTAATGCCCTTTGTGCATAGAAAGCTACATTAGTTCTTTTAATTTTAGCTATAATTTTATCTTCACCAACATAAGACAACATAAAGTTGTTTATAATGTCTTTTAGCGTTATAAATTGATAGCCTCCGAAATCTCCGCCTTCGTGATATTGTTGTTGTGTTTGATTAAGTAGCCCCATTTATTATGATTTTTCTTGTTGAGTGTTCTTTACGTCTTCACCACTAGCAATACCATATAAAGAATTGTCTTTAAGTATTATACCAGCTAAACCTAATATTTTAATTATAAGCTCGGTTTCTTCAGAAGGGTGCAATTCAAAGTTAATTGAATTACTGGCATCGTAAGTTCCTGTTACAGAATTATAAGCCCAAGATACAACTGCAGGTTGTTTTATGTAGTTACAAGTAACACCTGATGTTTTTTGTTCTACATTACCGCTTGCGTCTTTGCCGTAAATTTTAACTCCGCTTTCATCTTTAATGAAAATAGGAAAATCGTTTGTTGGTTGATTTAAAGGAGTGGATTTTATATATATCCAATCTTTTTGTTTAACTTGTGATGCTTCAGCGTTATTAAATATAACACTGCCTAGTCTATATAGATCGCTAGGTAAAGTTATTCCGCCAGCTATGGCTTGTGAAGTTTTTTCAAATAAACTTATTTTTTCATCTAATATGTCTACCATATCAGAATATTCTGTACTGTTGCCAGGAAGTCTACCGAATTGATTTACATCATAAAAATATTGCTCAAATATGTCTAATTGAGCTTGATTTGCAAGATAATTAAATTCCTGAGGTGTTATATAACCTCGTTGTTCTTTGTTAGTCACAGCTAACACTGCTTGGTATACAGTATTTATGTTTACACTCATTTTATTTTTATTATAGGTTAAAGGCCCACAATAGTAGGCCCTTACCTACAATTGCTTACTTTAATTTCTTTTCAATAGTTTGATATACTTCAATACCTTCGTCGGTTTTAAAGTACGACGCTAAAGCTGAATATGGATTTTCGTCAAATGGAACTGTTATAAGTTTCCTGTCATTCGACGCCCATTTAAATGTTCTTTGATCACTCGAAAGTTTAACAATACCCATTTCAACTGATTTTATTCCAACATTTCTAATTTGTATATTTTCATCCTTAACTAATTCTAAGAATAACTCTGGATTTCTCCTAGCAAATAATAACAAATCTCTTTTAAGCTCCTTAGAAGTCATCGTAGATACCTTATTTCCTAATTCTGTTCTAAGTATTGCCTCTGTTTGATCAATATCAATTTGTTGAGCTAAATTTAAAGCTTCTATTTCAGTTTCAAGATAGCTAATATCATCTTCCGCTATTTGAACCGGATTAAATTCCGAAAATGTTGTGCCATTTTCAGGGTGATATTGTGAAAGAAACTTTTGTAAAGTTACTTTTTCTTTTGGTACAAAAAGTCTTCCATCTCTAAATATAATATGACTTAATCTTTCTGGCCCTTTCATTTCGTCCATAAATACTGTTTTTTGATTTTCACAGTATTTAATTTCTCTTTCATACCCTAGTTTTTCATCAAACCACATTATTCCTCTGCTTTTTAATATAAATACGATAGGTGTTTTCTGAGAGTTAAGCTCATAAATTCTATCTTTAATTTCCCATTTGGGAGTTTTATTTTCTTTTTTTGGTGGTGTAACCATTATAGGTTCCTCAACAGCCACCTCTGCTATGTTCTTTTTTGCCATGATATAATATAATAAAAATTAATAGAGTAAAGATACTCCCGCTAATACCACGGGAGTGTCCTTACATTAAATATTAAGAGTTGAATAACACAAAATTATTTGTTGCTTGTGCTACTAAACATCTTTCTGATAAGTAGTGAACTTCCATTTTGTCATCACCAGTAGTCTGCGCACCGCCTACTGAACCAGTAATCCAAGATTTCATTCTTCTGTCATCAGTCTCAGAAGCTCTATATCTTACGTGTAAGAAAGGTCTTCTAACATTTTTACCTAATTGTTGGTCATACACTGAAGATGTACCAGCTGGAACTAAAAGTCCGCTTATACCTCCTATTAAACCTCTTGTAGATTTATCATTAAGATATTTCCAGTCAGTTTTATAGAAGTCATAAGAACCTCTTCTAAATCCAGAAAAACCTAAATTAAGTGCCATATCTTGAGAGTTTTCAAAAACTCCAAATGATAAACCACCTGAAATATTCGGGTTTAATCCTGCTAGCATATCATCAAAGTAAAGATTTGCATCTCTATCTAAGAATAACATGTTTTCTTCAATTGATCCTTGTTTGTCTAATTCTTTTAATAATAAGTCAAACTCTGGTAATTTATCTGCAGCTGGTGTAGCTGAGTCAAATTGGTTACTTGCTACGATACCTCTTGAAGAGATAGCTGAAAATAAACCTTCAGATCCATCAGGAACGACAGCGTCACCACCGTCTTTCTTTTCTGCTTCAATCATTACCATTTCTAAGTAATCTTCATATCTTACTCTTGTGTCACCTTCTGCTTTTAAATACCATAAGAAACCATTTTGTCCAGATTCTCCAGATACTTCTACCCATCCGATCTGAGCTGTGTCAGAACCATTAACTTCGTAGTGATCTTTAATAATAAGTGGCTTATTAGTAAAAGACTTGAAAGTTGGTTCAACAGCATCAGTCATGCTTGCAGATCCTTTTCCATATTCAGAACCATAAACAAAGAATTTAATAACCTGGTCGTCAGTTGCTGCGATACCAGATAAATCATCTACGTTTGCAGCACCATAAGGTTTAATAGTTAATGTGTCAGTTGCAGCTTCGATACCGGCTGATACATATGCTTTAAATACTACATTGTTAACTACTGCTACTACTGTTGCACCTTTTCTTACTGCGTGTGGTTCTGTAGTTCCAGAGTCAATACCTGTAATAGTGTCAATCACACCTGTAACAGGGTTGATTTGTGCATTGTAAGATAAGTGTAATCTACCTTGCTCAGACCAAATAACTTGATCAGAAGCCATAGGCATTTCTGCACTTACCATTCTTAAGAAAGAAGATATAGTTCTATTTCCATATCTTTCTACTTCTTGCTCGTACAATTCAGGTAAATATTGTTGTGACCAATTTGCTCCACCTGAACCGTGGAAATTTAAATAATTAGATGCAAGTGTTTGTTTTTGTGCACTTGGGCTAATTATACTGCCAGCCGCTGGGCCAGCAAATGAAACGTTTGTTGCCATTTTTTAGTAATTTTTAAGTTTTAATTTAAGGTTTTTTGAATCTAAACCGCCAACTACTCTCGCTTTTATTCCGCTAGGTTCAATATTTTTATGGCCCGACCTCGGATCCATATTGATATTCTTAGCAGACTTAACTGATTCTTTAATAGCATCAGTCTTGCCTTGTTCATAAAAATGATTCGCAATTGCGTCAGCATTCATTGCTGTAAATAAAGATTTATGATAACCACTTGCATCGCTCATTTCATTATTTTTGTTTAAGAACTTCTTAGTAAAATTTGAAATATCGCTTTGGGATTTTTTAATCTCATTCACATTCTTAACATTAAATCTGTACTTCTTGTCACCAACCTTATATTCAAAACCTTTGAATTGATTGTTAAAAAGACTGTCAGTCTTATTGTTAAATACAGCTCTTTGGTGCTGTGTTATTTTTTGCGATTCTTCAGACTCTTTATTGTATCTGTTAAAAAAGTCTACCGCTTTTTGCTGGTCTTGTGTTAACTTAGATCCAGCTTTAATTTCTTTATAATAATTAGCTTTTTGTCCTTCAAGATGATTTTTGGCCGCTGCCACTTCTTCTTTAAACGCTAATTTTCTTCTTCTAATATCTTTTGGCTCATCAATTTCTTCATCAAATGAAAATTTGTCTTCAATTAAAAAACTTATTTCATCAGATGTTAAATGTGGCTTTGCCTGTTCGTAGTATTCTCTTAATAAAGACATGTCTTCATAACCTGCATAATCTTTATTTAGTTTAACGTAATCCTCTAAAGAACCACCTGTTTCGTTCATAAACTTAACCAGCTCTTGAATATTATCTGGATAATCTGTTTTTTCTTCTTTTATTGTTTCCTCTTTTTTAATTTCAGGTTCAACAATTTCTTCTTCCTGCTTTTCAGCTTCAGGCTCTTCTGTTACTTCCTCTAATACTGTTTCTTCAACCTCCTCAGTTTCTTGCTCTGGTTCTTCAGTGCTTTCTTCTAATACCGGTTCTTCTTTTACCTCCTCTTCTGCTGGTTCTTCTACAACCGCTTCTGGTTCTGGTTCAACTTCTGTTGTTGGTGGTTTTGATAAATCCACTTTGTAAACGCCGTCTTCAATTTTGACACCAGCGTTTTCTTGTACTTTTTGTTCTTTTTCAGCAGTAGACAACTCTTCGGTTTCTACGGCTTTAGCTTTAATTTCTTTTGCCATGATAAAATATTATATGATTATACATTATATATTACTTAGGTTCAAACGCACCTAAGCCAAAATCACCGCTTAATATATCGTTTCCACTGGATTCGAATTTTTTAGGGGGTGTTTTACTGTTTCGCTGCTCTATGAGCTCACTTTGTTGACTAGCTTGTATTTTTGTTCGATCGTCTTTTCTGTCTTCTTTAGCATTCATTTCAGCATCCTTAGCTTGTGTTTGTAATTGCTGAATTTGCATATTCATTTGAAATTCTAATTGCATAAGTTGTTTTTTCATTTCAACTTCACCTTGCATTCTTTGCATTTCAAATTGTGATTTAGCTTGCGCTAATTGTATTTGACTTTGTGTTAAAGCCTGTTGTTTTTGTACTTCTGCTTGAGCAGCAACTTGTTGAGCTTGTGCATTTGCTTGGGATTGAGCTTGTATATTTTGCTGCTGTACTTTCTGATCTCTTTCAAGCTTTTTCTTTCTTCTTAATTTAAGTACTTGATTTGCTAATTTAGTATTTTTAATTTCTCTAATATCAATAGCATCTTCAAGCTCTATGTTATTTTGTGCAATTGCAACTTGAATATTGTTTTCAAGTAATTGTTTTTCTTCTTCGTCTGGCGCTAATTCTAAGTATATACCAAAATCATATAAATGTAATTCTGACATTTCTTCCAATGTAGCCACATTATGAGCACCAATACTTTGTATAAATGCATCTCTTGTTGGCGAGTATTCTATAACGTCTGATATTCTTAATGATATTTTTTCTGCAAGTTCAGCTGTTAAAAATAAACCACTTTGCAATATGTGTCTTGTTGCTGTGTTTGAATTTGCAGCAGCAAGTTTTTGAACACCAACTAAAGCGTTTTTATCTGGAGTGCTACCGTCTCTTGCCTCATTTAATCCTGTAGCATCTCTAACCATTTGCATATAATAATTATATGTACTGATTAGTTGGGCTAATTTATTAGCGCCGCCATTATTGCTTATTTCTTGTATAGGTATTTTACCAGGGTTCATATCGCCCTCAGATGTAAATGATCTACCAATTACAGATCCTGTTTGAAAAAACATATTCAATGCTTCTTGCGGATTATAATTTGTACCGTTACCTAAATCAATTTCAGCTAATCCATCAGCGTCTAAATAAACACCGTCAGGAACCATTCTTGATAATACTTGTTGTATTTTTAAATGTGTTAATTGAATCATATCAGCAAAGCCTGTAACTCTACTTACTAAAGATTCAATTTTACCATTATACATTCTAGGTGCTACAATAGAATAATTAAGTTTAACTTTATTAACGTCACTCTTTTCACGGAGCATGTTATCCGCAAGTTCCCATTTTAATAATTTATTAGAACCTGGAACAAATACACCCTCATACAATACCTCTATGTTTTTAGCAATTCTTTCAAATCTTAAATTACCATCCATTGGAGGATTGAATGCATCTGTTTTTTTAATAATTTTTTCAGCGCCTGTTGATATTTCTTTAACCTTATAAACCTCATTCATATAAGTTTTATAATTAAAGTACATAACTTGAACTGAATTATTATCTTGATTTTGTTGTTGGCTATTATACTTATTATAAATACTATAATCTTGATTGCCTTGCTCTGTTATTGCTTTTAATTCCTCGTTAGTTAAATCAGGAAATTGTTTTTTTAATTCACTTATAGTTATTGTTTTAACTTCACCTACATAATATATGTCGTCAAAATAAGGTGATTCAGTATAAGAATAAACTATATTAGCAGGATCCACATAATCAACTACAATACCTTCTGATGGTGTAAACAATGTTTTAACACAGCCAATACCTAAAACAGTTAAATCATAAAAGAATCTTTTCTTTATTAATTCGTATTGATTTTGATTGAGTATAGTTTGTATTGCTTGTTCTTCCGCTATTTCAACTGCTTGCTTGTAATTAAGCTGCATATGCAATTGCAATTCATCTTCATTATCTGGCAGTGTAGCAGGATCATTATTAAATACATTAAGGCCGAACTGTTCTTGAACGTAGTTACCAAATTCTCTAGTTCTCATGTCAGCAAGAATACCTTCCATATACTGTGTCCTCTTGTTAACACCATTTTGATCTTGCGAATGCGCTTTTATATCATAAGTTCTTTCTGCAATACCATTTACTACAATATCTACAAACTTTGGAATTATTGGTACGGGCTTCCAGTCTAAATTTAAATAAGATAAATCACCGTTAATAGATAATTCGTCTTTATATTTTTGTATGCTTTGTTCCCCTCTTGCATATAATCTTAATTTGTGGTAGTTATTTTGATTAACGAAAAATCTATTTGATCCTCTATCTTTTTTAAACCACTCGTTTTGAATAGCTCTAGCAACATTAAGACCGTAATCTAATCCTAATTTTTCATCGTCGCTAGCCGTTTGGCTTGGGAAGTAACTTTTTATAACTGACTCAGCCATATTAATTAATTATTTTTGATGTAATTCCTTTATTTTCGTATTTTGAAAAGCTAATGTTAACTTTTTGCTTTTGTATTTCTGCACTCGGTCTGTATTTATTTTTATTACATGCCATAATAGCTAAACCCGAGCTAATAGCTGCATCAAACTTTGTTCTTTTGTTTATATCAAACTTAGCCCAATCATTTAACGTATCGTTAAAGTACAGATCACCGTAGTTTCCATCTGACAATACACCAACATGAGCATTTATATAAGTTTCAATAGCCGCTGCGTGTGCTTGCCTAATGTCTTCACTTGAATTCGGTATACCTCCAATTTCTTTTTCAGTAACCGATAATTTATTCCACAACCTATCGGGTCTATTCATTGAATATCCCCTGTATCCTCTTCTTCTTAAATAATACAGTAGCCTAGGTTTATTGTTTTCAGCAAGTATTGGCATTCCGTAAAATACTAATGACATTAAAACATCTTCAAAAAACATTTCCGCTGTTTGTGGCCTAGCTATATATTCTAAAAAAAATCTATTAGGAGGAGCATCCTCCATACTAAATTTTGTTAATCCGTGCAATGCACCTTTAGATCCTTTGCCATCTGTTGTTCCTGATATATCATAACTGTCACAACCGAAAGCGCCCATATGTTCGTTACCAGGATATTTAATACCATTTTTATTAATGATGTTATTTTGTAATGTAATACCCGGTACCCAACTTATTTTAAATCTTCCATTTGGATTTGGTGTGAATTGCACTTTGGTATCTTTAATGCCATTTTGCCAAGAGAAGCTTCCTGTTGTTACATTTGCTTCTGTTGTTATATCATCATTAAAGTCAATTTGCTCATATATCTTAGCTAAGTTAAATATACTATTCTTAGCTTCATCTCTAAATGCGTGTTCCTCTGTACGTGGAAACTGTCTATAAAATTCATTTAAACCGTCTTGATCTCCTTTTAAACCATCTACTTCATTCTCCCAATGTTCAATAACCCCGACGTTGATATTATCTCCCTGGTTGTCGGTAACAGGCTCTTTCGGTGTGTTAAAGACAGGTATTCCATAAGAATCGATGAATCCTTCGAAATTCCATTCCATAGGTATGAACAAAGAATATAGTCCCGAACGAGTCTGTCCATTTTTATTCCGTTTCGTAACATCTGAATTATTATATAGTTTTTTAAAATTCTCTCCCCCTTTGTCTAAAGCGTTTGATGTTGAACCCATCATGCACTTACCAATTATTCTTGAACCTAATCTAAGCGTAGTTTTTGTAACTCGCCAGTTGTTAAGAATGTTTTCTGGACGTTCCCATTTACCTGCCTCATCATGCACTAGTAGCGCAAGCTTTTCACCATCGTAACTGTTATCTCCTGTGTTCTTCCAGTCAATAGTTGTATCTAATCCAGCTATTTCTTGAGTTTTGTCTTTAGACTCAAATCTTTTACGAGTAAACTTTGAAGCTGGTACTCTGTATGCAAGTTCTGTTTTCGGCCTATCCATACCATCTTGTATTGGTCTAAAAAAGAACGGGTAGTTGATTGATATTGGAACCACTTTATCTGTAAACATTTTTTTAGCATCAGCACCTGACTTTGATAATATACCGTATCTTGAATCAGATGATACTGTAGCTAAGTTAACGGTCTCTCCGGATGCCATAAATGAAAATCCTGAACGTCTGTTTTTAAGATAGCACATTCCGTAGCATCTTTTATCTGCCTTGCAAGCTTCCCAGTGAATAAAGAATAATCTGTTTGCTTCCCTAAAATCTGGTCTCCCAACATCAATCTTGGTCCACTGCAAGTACATATAGTGAGTGCCAGTAATATAAGTAGGAACTCCTTTGCTTTTAAACCAATGTCCTTCATCTCTCTTGGTAAATTCTTTATCAATATACCCATGCCATTTTTGTTTAAATTCGTTCGGATAATCTTTCCAATCAAATATACTCTTAATCGTTTTAAGCTCTTTAGGGTACTCGTGTGGAGTCCATACGTTGTTTTGATTATCAACGTTCGCTTCTTTTGGCAATGCTATTTTTAAATTTTGTATGCTATACACTTCTCCTATCTGTCCTGTCTTTGATATAACAACAACATCATGCTCTTCGTTATATCCATACTCCCACTTCTTAGATTTATTTAATCTTTTAATAGTGGTTATTTTAATAGGTTCTATAACCCTATATAAACTCTGCTTGTACATTATTTAGATCTTCTTTCTGCAAACCCACTAAACACTTCTGCTTCAGTTTCTTTTTTAGGTTTGTTATTAAGTATATCGTTTTCTTCTTCGATTCTACCTAGTATCTCAAATGCATCGAATATTGCGAGCTTTTTAGTGGCTGCAGCGTTCTTGAGTCTATCGGCTGAGATGTCATCATCAGTTTCAACAATAGGTTCTTTAGCAACTTTAATAAGTTCTTTGACTGCTTCATGCCCAGCTTGGATTATATTCTTTTTCGTTTCCTTGACGTTCATATTTAATAGATATTGAATTAGTTAATACTCTATACATTCTTTCGCCATCTACAATAAATTCGTATTCGCTACTAGGTGTAAACCCAACTAAATCTTCTTTCTCTATTAAACCGCTAATGTCGTTATCAACGTGCTTTATAATGCCCCTTAGGGCTTGTTCTTTCTCGTTATTTAATATATCAGTAGATTTGATTGGCTTAACAAAACAGAAGCCTTTAGGTGCGTTCCATTTGTTATCTCTTTTGTATAAAAATATTTGATCTGACTTAACAAAATAAAGATTATCTTTGTAATAGCCACGTGAATTTTTTTCCACACCGTATTGATTGTACCACCTTCTAAATACATTGTGATGCAAAATAACTTCATCACCGATCTGTAGTTCAGTCTTTTCAGACTTAGGCACACTTAAAACAATTCCAGTACGACTAACATACCGATGATCAGAGATTTCAGTGTTAACTAAAAGCTCTTGACCATCTATATATTTTTTGTTATCGTATCTTTCGTTTTTTGGTTTTATAATAAAATCAAATAAACTTTGCATTAATATTCTAAATTGTATTCCACAGCTATTGCCATGTTTTTATTAAAATCTTTCCACGGTAATACTTCGTTTTTCTTTTTAATGTAAATAGAAAACTTATCGTCACCTTCTACTATATCACATATTGTATGACCACCATATACTTCTTGGCCTACAGCATAATGCATAGCGTCGTTCTTATAGTCTCTACCTATACTAATTTTTCTTACCAAAGACATTACTATGCTTTCTTTAATACTTCTGGGCCTACGATTTCTTCCCCACCTTCTTCTTCGATAGGCTCGTAATTACCAGTTTGAATATCAATTTTAATTTTTCCGTACTTTTCTTCTAGCTTAGCTTGCAACTTGTTCAGGTCTTGTTGAACTTCTGCTGCAGCATGGTTAAGCTGGTGTTTTTGTAATTCTAGGTTTCCAATTTGAGAAGCTGCTTGATTAAGCTTACCTACAAATCCTTGTAGTTCTTCTAGTTGTTCTTGGCTAATTTTGTTTTCTTGGTTTTCCATAATTTTAATCTAATTTTAATTTAACTTAATTTAATTTAATTTACGCCCACGGCATTTCCGAGACGTCTTCGTTTGTTGGTATTTTTTGTTCGCTAATATTTTTGGTTATAACTTCTTGCATGTGTTCAACTGGGTGATTAGCTTGAGCCCAGGAAATAACATCGGCTTCTGTAACGCTAGCCAAAGCGGTAAAGTTTTCAGAGTCTGGTGCACCAATAGGGCATGCTCCTGAAAATTCTGCAGTGTAAGCATTCCCTTCGGAATCATTTTCACTATCTGTTCCTACGTATTTAAAATTTACGTGTGTAATCACATCCGACAAACCGTCGAGACTGGGTGCTTTTTTCATAGCCGTGATTGCCCATGTGTAAGTAATTGCCATAATTAATTTTTTAATTGTTTGTGTTATAATTTATTATCACTTGTTTTACTGATTTTCTAAAGTTTCAAGTCTTGACTTAAGATCATCTATAACTGTTTGTTGTTCTTTAACTGCATTTATTAATACAGCTGTTAGTTCCCCATATGCAACTGATTTCAATCCTGAGTCAGGAGCTTCAACTATTAATTCAGGTAACACAGCTTCAACTTCTTGTGCTAGTACTCCAATTTTAGTTACACCTGTATTAAAATCGGTTCTATTATAGTAAACACCTTTCATTGCTTTTACTTTATCAATAGCATTTGGTATTTCGACTATATTTTCTTTTACTCTTTCATCTGAATTTTGTGTTAATGAACCGTTTATAGTCATGTTGGCGGACGTCATATAAAATGTAAACCTAGTACTTGACCCTTGCCTCCAGTGTATATCTCCTACATTTGCATCAAAATATGTATGTGAGTTATTGGTATGGAATCTAAAGTAATTACCAGAAACCCCTCCCATATATATATTGGCTGTGCCGCTTGACCCAGCTGTTATACTTCCTGCCGTTTGTAGTGCACCAGCCATTGTTAAGCCGACTATAACACTTGTACTGTCAGGATGCATATAATAAGCTGTATTATTCCTATCATAATAAATAGGTGCTCTAGCTTGGCCATGAATATCAGCAATATTTCTTATATTAATATGGTTAGCCTCACCGAGATACATTGTTTGAGTCGATGTATGCCCATAATAATGTTGTGATTGAGCTACATAAAATGACGTATCCCATCTAGGAGCAATATCTACCGATGAGGTTGTTTTAATTGAATAAAAATCTGATAACCCCGCCGGGTTTACATAATATGAGGTATCGTTTGAATCGTAGAATACAGGTGTTCGCATATCTGCAGCAGCAAATAAAGTTCCAGTATTACTTAAATCCATCAATTGTGATCCGCCACTACTGTACCAGTCATAACCACCAGTACCAAAGTTTCTTTGCCTAGCAATACCACCATCTTGAATCATGTTCCAATAATTAGAACCATCTCCCATATTTAACCCTGTTGACCAAGCAACACCGCTTCCACCACCATTATTAATCCATAGTTTTACAATTTTACTTTCACCGTCAGGATTCGTATAATAACCCGTATTCCCTGAATCATAAAATATTGGTGCTCTAAGCGAAGCATTACTTTGTAAATAACGGGGTGTAGTATGATCTACCTCGGTAGTTAAAAAGCTATAAACTGCTGTTTGAGAATTATTTTCTAATCTTGAATATTTTGGTGGCCCCCAAAAAGGAAATATTATTGTTGTATTGTAATAATTTGAACCATCCCCGTGATTACCTATAAAATAATTTGACCAACCACTATTCCCAGCAAATGAGCCACTTGTTTGATAAAAACTAAATCCATTTGTTTGATAACCTGTAATTGCAACTTTATTAGATGTTGCAATAGTTCCCGTAATAGTGCCAGCAACTGTTAAACCATTAAGATTACTAGTACTAGCAGGATTTACATAATAACCTGTATCATCTACATCATAAAATATTTTTGCTCTAATATCATTTGTATTTATTAAACTGCCACCATTTAATTGGATTTGTTGATTAAAATAAAAGTTTGATCTATCTGTGTAAATGTGAGCATGCCCACTATTCGCAGGACCAAATAATATGTATCCACTATCTGTTTTAAATCTAACACCCCATTCGTCTGCATCAAATCTACCATTATTACTAGAACCACTAAACTTAAGTATATTAACAACACTTGTATCATGCGGATCCAAATAATGATTTGTATCATTTGAATCGTAGAATACCGGTGCTCTCATTGAACTAGAAGACTGTATTAGGCCCATATAATGATTTGACCAGTTACTTGAAGTTCCAGCTCTCCATTTCCAAGTTGTTGGTGTGTGACCACTTGCACCATTATTACAAGTTCTATAATTGATATTTATCTCTGTGTGTTGAGCACCAATCATAAATTCTGCACCATACCCTTTAAGCTCACTGGTATGATAAGCGTGGTTTCTTCCATACTCCGCACATCCACTAGCTGAACCTGATATAATACCGTCTAGCTTTAAACTACCCAACCTACTTTGAACGGCTGGATTAAGGTAAAAGCTGGTGTCATTTGAATCGTAGAATACCGGTGCTCTTGATGATCCATGGGCAGTTACATTTTTACTATTGTCACATTGTAAACTCCATTGGCCAGCATTATTTAATAAACCAATATTACTACCGGAATCTGCGTAAACATAACCTCTAACAGTTTCGTTACCACAAACCATAGCTAAACCTGTTGATGTAGTTAACCCACTTCTAATATAAAAGAATTCATTGTTTCTAGGGTATAAATGCCAACCAGTAGATGACCAATAATGTCCATTGTTATTAGTATGGTTTCTCACCCAATCATCGTGATATAAGTTGTTTGCATACCAATCTGTTCCGTAACTTCCTCCAGCTGGAGCATAACTCCCTGCGGCTTGAAACGCACTTGCGTGTTGTCCATCTAATAAATCAGCATCTAAACCTGAACCTGAACCATCGTTACCAGCGTGCCAATATTTACTACCACTATTATCTGCAGACCCTTTCCATAAATCCCCATCTGGTCCCATCCAAGCAACAGCAGTAGTAGCACCACTACCAAAAGCTATACCACCTGTTCCATCATAAAAGTTTAAATATGTAGCATAACCACCATCAGCGGCGTCTATATGTAAATTACCATTCGTTACACCGATTGAGCCCCTAGTTGAGCTAGAATTATTTGCATTACCACCAATAGCTAATTCTTTTGACCAACCGGTATTAGGACCAAAAACAATTATATTGTTGCCTAACATGCTTAATTGGCCGTTCACTGAAAGCCCATTTATACTACTTGTGCTTGCTGGATCTATATACCTAGCAGTATTATTTGAATCATAGAATATTGGTGCATAAAAATTGCCTCTATCGACATATAGTCCTCCCGCAGCTTCTAGCCTTATAGTCGTTTTAGAGCCTGTAGCGTAACTATCAGTTGTAGATAAATACATCCTAGTACCATAAGTACCATCTGATCTTACATATATACCACCTTGTGCAGTTTGTCCACCTCCAGCATCAGATGCACCAAAAGTTATAGCACCGCCCGCGTGATCAGTACCGCTATTAGGGTCTATATGCAAAGAACCTTTTCCTGCGCCTTGCGTAGTAGCATCCCAAACTGCACCTGAGTTTAAATCTAAAGAACCAGCTAAAATTGTGTTATATGCACCACTAGAATTATTACTAGCATTAAATTGAGCATAAGTATAACCATCTGAATCTATAAATTTAACCCCTTCGTTTCGGTTAGTTCTTAAAACCATATAATAGCTTTCTAAACCTAAGCTATTATTCCAGCTTGATAATCCAAATCTAACTTTACCTGTTGTTGATAAATTATTACCTATATGAAGATCGTGAGATGCACTTGGTATTAAAATATTATCATCAAATGTACTCGTGCCATTAAAATAACTTGTTCCATTGTTGTAAAAATCATAACTTGTATTTGCAGCACCTACATATATTCCCGGTGCTACTATATCACCTGTAAAAGTCGTATTGTTGTTGTTTGCCATTTTGAAAACAACATTTGAAGTGGTTTCATTATAAAAATATATAAAAGCAGAATCATGCTCAATAGAAAAACTATTCCCACCTGTTCTTCTAAAAGCTATTTTTTTATCGCTTGCAGCATTATTACAAGTAAGCGTCCCTGTTAAAGCACCACCAGCAAGTGGTAATTTAGTTGCAATACTATTTGTAACTGTTGTACTAAAGTTTGCATCATCACCTAAAGCCGCTGCTAATTCATTTAATGTATTTAAAGTTCCAGGCGCTGAGTCTACGATTAAAGCAACTCTAGCATCTGCTCTAGCATCAGTGTAATATAAATTACTGCCTTCTGTAATATTCGATGTATTTTGAGCAGGCATTGTAAATGACATAACACCTGTTGTGCTATTATAACTTAAAGAACCAGTGCCACTAATTGCTGCTCTAGCCCTTGCATTAGTATAATATAAGTTAGTTCCTTCAGATAAATTAGATGTACTTAAACTTCCAACTCTTGAGTCTACTCTGGCATTAGTAAAGAACAGTTTATCACCTTCAGCAATGTGAGATGTTGTTATACCGTGACTTGAGTGTAAATGTCCCTGGGTTATTGAACCCGCTTTTATAAAATCACCTGTTACTTTAGTTAATGCCATAATTTAATTTTTATTCTGCTGGTGGGAAAGGATTTGAAAATGTTATGTCTACTGGAGCTTTTAGTAATGCAATTTGTGCATCTAAACTAGCTTTCATAGCTGTAACATCTAATCCAGCCTCTAACCATGCTATAATATTAGATTCTTCCAAGCTAGCATATGCAGTGAAATTATCTGCATCGTATACAACGCTGTGTGTACCTATAGATGAAGCTGCTTTTGTAGCATCATCGTTGTCTACTGCAGAATATCCCCAGTGAATTGTGTTGATAACATTATCAT